TGATGGCTACACAAAGCCTTGAAGATTTAAACTTTCGTAAAGGACAGTTAGATGTTCTACATTGGATGAGAACTCTCAAGAAACTTTCTGAGGAAGCCTGGGAGCAACTGAACAATGAAGAGAATATTTGAATTTAAGTGTGGCGAAAGTCACATTACTGAGAGTTATATTGATGAGGAGGTAAACGCTATTGAGTGTCCTACTTGTCAGTGTATGTCACTTCGAGTTATCTCAGCACCACGCATTGCACTAGAAGGAGTCACTGGAGACTTCCCGACTGCTGCCGATGCTTGGGCTAGGAAGCACGAAGAAGCAACAAGAATCGCCAACAAGCGCAGAGAGGGTTAGCGTCTGGTGATATTTTTTAATTCCTAAAATCACAAGCGTGACAGGAGACTATATGGCTAAATTTGAAGAACCGTTAGAGGAAGAGATTGAGTTTAATAATGTTGAAGAGTTAGGTCAAGACGAACAACAGGAACCAGAAGCAGTAGAAGAACCTGCTGCAGAGGAAAAACCTGAAGTTGTTATACCTGACAAGTATCAAGGCAAGTCTGTTGAAGACATTGTTAAGATGCACCAAGAAGCTGAAAAGTTAATTGGTAAACAAGCTCAAGAAGTTGGCGAAGTTAGAAGACTAGCTGACGAACTTTTGAAACGACAACTCGAAGAAAAGAAAGCCGTTGAAACCCCACAAGAAGAAGATACAGAAGTCGATTATTTTTCTGACCCTGTAAGTGCTGTTAATAAAGCTGTAGAACAACATCCTGCTATTGCTGAGGCTAGGCAACAAGCTCAGTCAATGAAGCAACAACAGGTAACTCAGCGATTAATGGAACAGTTTCCTAACTTTAATGAAGTAACACAAGATCCTAGATTTTTTGAATGGATTAAAGCATCTCCAGTAAGAACTAGACTTTTTACTGAAGCTCATTCACAGTTTGATTATGAGTCTGCTGTTGAATTGCTTTCTACTTGGAACATGATGAACCCAAGTAAACCACAAGAAACTTCTAATCCTGAGTTAGTTGCTGAATCAAAGAAAGGAACACAACAGAGTTTACGAACTGCTGCTGTGAATACTGGTTCACCTGCACCGTCATCAAGAAAAACTTATCGAAGGGCTGATCTGATTAATTTACGTTTACGTGATCCTGCACGTTACGAAGCTATGTCAGATGAAATTATGGCTGCATACGCGGAAGGACGTGTCAAATAATTGAAAGGAAATAAAAAATGGCACTAGGTACTAATCATGTCACCAAGACCACTGCGGATAAATTTATCCCAGAGATTTGGAGTGACGAAATTGTTGCAGCTTACAAGCAAAATCTTGTTGCTGCTAATATGTTCAGCAAGATGTCTTTCAAAGGCAAAAAAGGCGATACGCTTCACATTCCGAAGCCTACTCGTGGAGCAGCATCTGTTAAAGCAGCTTCAAGTCAGGTTACACTGATTGCAGCAACTGAGACAGAAATTCAGGTTCTTATCAACAAGCACTACGAGTACTCACGTTTGATTGAGGACATCGTTGAGACACAAGCTCTAAGCTCTCTACGAAAGTTCTACACTGATGACGCTGGTTACGCTCTTGCTAAGCAAGTTGATACTGACTTGATTCAGCTTGGTCGAGCAGTTGGTACAGGTACTGCGTACTCTACTGCTGCTGCATCAACTAACGCATTCATTGGTTCTAACGGTACAACAGTCTACAACTCTACAACTTCTAATGCTGCTGCATTGGCTGATGCAGGTATCAGACGTTCTATCCAGCGACTCGATGATGCTGACGTACCAATGACTGATCGTTGCTTGATCGTTCCTCCAACAACTCGTAACACTCTTATGGGTCTAGCTAGATTCACTGAGCAAGCGTTTGTTGGTGATGTTGGTTCAGCAAACACAATCCGTAACGGTATGATTGGTGATCTATATGGTGTAACAGCCTATGTATCAACCAATGCTGACACGGCTGCTGGAAGTTCTGGTACTGACCGTATCTGTCTACTTGCACACAAGGACGCTTTTGTTCTTGCTGAGCAGATGGGCGTACGTTCTCAGACTCAGTACAAGCAAGAGTACCTCGGTACGCTATTCACATCAGATATGCTTTACGGTGTAGCTGAGTTGCGTGATAGCTCTGCTGTTGCTCTAGCTGTTCCTGCTTAATTAAGCAGATAACTCCCCAGGCTCACAAGGCTTGGGGAGTCTTATTATTCTCGTTCATCCATTAGGACGGAAGTAGGGAAACCGAAGGAACGCATCTTTCTTTATTGGAGGGTGTTATGACTTGGAAAGACTTCTGCCGTAAGCGTGAATTAGATAATCACAAAAAACAAGAACTACTTAAACTACGACAAAGGAAACACTATGTGGACTAAGCCTGAATACACTGAGATGAGATTTGGTTTTGAAGTCACAATGTACATTGCAACTAAGTAAGGACGTATAATGGCGATATATAGAGGAGCAGGAGGACCAGGAGACGCAACTACAGATGCTGCTAATGAAGCTAGTGTAGCTTCTACAAAGGCTGCTGAAGCTGCTGCTTCCGCTACTGCTGCTGCCTCTTCTGCCACTTCTGCTACTACCTCAGAAACTAATGCTGCTACATCAGCAACGTCAGCTTCTACATCTGCAACTAATGCTGCTTCATCTGCACTAGCTGCTGCAACATCTGAAACAAATGCAAGCATATCAGAAACTAACGCAGCAACTTCTGCTTCTAATGCTGCTACTTCAGCAAGTAATGCAGCTACATCTGAAATTAATGCTGCGACATCAGAGACTAACTCAGCTACGAGTGAAGCAAATGCTGCTACATCGGCTGCTACGGCTGCTGCTGAAGCTGCTGCAGCACTGGCTGCTTTTGATAACTTTGATGATAAATACTTAGGCGCTAAGGCATCTGATCCTACACTAGATAATGACGGTGACGCTTTAGTTGCTGGAGCATTATACTTTAACACTACATCAGGTGTTATGAATGTTTACACTGGTTCTACTTGGGTAGCTGCTTATGTATCTGCTGCTGGTGTTTTACTTCAATCTAATAACTTATCTGATGTTGCCAGTGCATCAATAGCTAGAACTAATCTTGGTTTAGGTACTAGTGATAGTCCTACTTTTAATGGTATTTCAGCAGGTAGTTTTGGAGGATCACCAAAATTTCAAGTAGATCCTAATTCAAACAGTGTTACTGTAAATAGTAATTTATCTATAGATGGTGCTGTATCATCTACAGGATCATTAACTCTATCTGAGGATTTAAATGCTATAAGTCCTAACATAACTTTTATATCTTCTGGTTATGCTAATTACACTTTAAAAGATGATACTGGGGATTTTAAAATAACTAGTGGTTTGTCCCCAACTGCTAAATTTATAATTTTAGATAACGATAATGTAGGTATTAATACAAACACTCCTGCTGAAAAATTAGATGTATCAGGAAATATTGCTGTATCTGGAACTGTAGATGGTAGAGATATAGCTACTGATGGTACTACGTTAGATACTATAGAACCGTTAGCTAACAGTGCTACACAACCTGGTGACAATGTATCTACATTGACTAACGATGCAGGTTACTTAACATCATTTACAGAAACTAACGATCTTACGTCTGCAGTTACATGGGCTAACGTACCAGACGCAAACATCACACAAAGCTCTGTCACACAGCATCAGACTGCTCTCAGTCTTACAGAATCACAGATTAGTGATCTAGGTACTTACGTTACTAAAACGTCTGCTACAGGCTCTGCTGAGGTTCCTAGCGGTACTACAGCACAACGTGATGGTTCACCTAGTGCTGGTTACTTACGATTTAATACTACTGATACTTCCTTTGAAGGCTACGATGGTTCTGCATGGGGAGCTATTGGTGGCGGTGGTGGTGCTAGTGGTGGTGGATCTGATGCTATCTTTTATGAGAATGGTCAGACAATAACTACCAGTTATTCTATTACAGCAAATACAAACGCAATGTCTACAGGACCACTAACAGTTAATAGTGGTGTTTCAGTAACAGTCCCTAGTGGCTCAAGATGGGTGGTGTTATAAATGGCAATGATACTTGACGGTACTACTGGTATACAGACTCCTGGAGTTTATACCACTGTGCCTTTTATAGAGAACGATCAAAGCATAGATGCAGACTACACAGTAGGTGCAACTAAGAATGCTGCAAGCATAGGTGACATAGAGATTAGCACTGGCGTTACAGTAACTGTAGCATCTGGTGGGAACTGGGTGATCTTATGAGTACGCTAAGAGTTGACAGTATTGCTACTACTGCTGGTGTTACTAACAACAGAGTATTGCAAGTTGTTACTACTATAGCAACTGATCCTCAAGTTTACACAGGAACATCTTATACTGCGTTAAATGATTTATCTTTAAA